TTTGCACCTGGTGCAGTTGACCTTACATCCAATGTCAAACTATTTCGTGACCACAAAGATATTATTGGCGTTGTCACAAATATGTCTGAAGACGAAAACGGTTTAAACATAACCGCAAAGATTTCAGAGACATCACTTGGAAATGAAACACTTAACTTAGTTAAGGATGGAGCAATCCGTTCTTTCTCAGTAGGTTTTATTCCAGTAACAGATGTCAAAGATGGAAATACAATAATTCGTAAAAAGGTTGACCTTAAAGAAGTATCTTTAGTGGCTTTTCCTGCATACGACAAGGCTGAAGTACTTTCAGTCAGAGAAGAAACCAATCAGGAGGAAATATCCATGGAAAACACAACACCTGATTACACTTCAGCAATTGAAGAAGTTCGTAATCACGCAGAACAGTTGGAGCGTCGCCTTGATGTTATTACATCAGAGAAGGCAGCAGCAACTTCAGCACCAAAGTTCCGTTCATTCGGAGAATATGTTAAGGCTGTAGCATCAGGAGATGTAGAAGCACATCGTGAGTACACAGGCCCAACAACAGCAGACACAATTATGAAGAACGCATGGGTCACAGATGTGATTCAGGTTCTTAACGCAGGCCGTCCAACATGGACAGCACTATCTTCAGCAGGACTTCCAGCAGATGGAAACAATGTTGAATATCCAGTCCGTGTAACAAACACAATGGATGTAGACCAGCAAGCAGCAGAAGGCGATACACTCGCATACGGTTCAATTGAAATCACTTCAGCAACTTCACCAATCAAAACATTTGGTGGATACACAAATATGTCACGCCAACTTGTTGAGCGTTCATCTGTAAACTATGTAGACGCTGCATTCCGTGCAATGGTTGCAAAGTACGCTGCAGTTACAAACGCTGCTGCTCGTACACATCTTGGCACAGCAGCAGGCTTCAACTCATCTTCACTTGCAGCATTTGATGCAGACCACATTCTTGAGGTTCTTGCAGATTGCGCTATCAAGGTTAACGGAGACACAGGAAAGGCTCTTGAGTTTATTCTATGTTCAGCAGATGTATTCAAGGCAGTTGCAAAGGTAACAGATGGTTCAAATCGTCCACTACTTGGTAACGCTGGTGCAACAGTTAACACATTCGGTTCAATCAACCCAGTAGGCCTAACAGGTTCAATCCTTGGTCTACCAGTTGTACTTGACCCATCACTTGCTAACGGTTCTCTATTCGTAGGTAACTCAACAGCAGTAACAACATTTGAATCAGCAGGCGCACCACTTCGCTTGACTGATGCAGATATCACAAACTTAACCAACACAATGTCTGTGTACGGATATGCTGCAATTGCATCTCTTGACCCTAAGGCAATGGTTAAAGTTGCTAACCCACTTGACTAATTAACAACAGGAGAATAAAATGGACTGGACTGACCTCAAAGCATATGTAGGTGCATCAAGCACTGATGATGCCTATGTAGAAGAATGTTGGGATACATCTAAGGACTTAGTTGCAAGTTATATTGCATCTACCAAAGTTCCTGCTGGTGTATTAAAGCGTTGCTATCTTGAAGTTGGTTCAGAACTTTTTAATCGTAGGAACGCACCAATGGGTGTGGCTCAATATGCAACTTACGATGGTGCGCCATTGAATACTGCAAGAGACCCACTCGTTGGTGTGTATCCACTTCTTAACAGATACATGGTGAGATTCGCATGAATTTAGCAGGAGTAAGAACTGAACTGGAAAGTGCCATCATTCTTGGTGGTATCTCAAAGGTTTACAAGTTTGTACCAGCAAGACCAAATCCTCTCTGTGCAATCATGGAGCCAGATATTAATTTTATTACAGTTTACGAGAATCAGTATGTTGCTGATTATTCATCAAATTGGAAAGTATTAATTCTTGTTCCATATGCAACTAATGAAACAGAGACAGAGAATCTTGATGATGTACTTGGCACTCTTATCCCTGCAATTTGGGAGTTCACAGCAGCAAGAACATTAGTAGTAGATAAACCCTTTATCCAAGAAGTAAACGGGTCAAGGTTTTTAGCAACAAACATAAATATTTCAATAGACATTGAAGGAGGAAATTGATATGGCAAGAATTAAAGGCAAATCAATCATCTTTGAAGTTGACTCAACAGAGTACGCAGGTTCAGTAAGTAATGTTACTTTCTCATCTGCAGTTGGTACTCTTGGTTTTGGTAACTACGAAGATTCATTAGATTTCACATGTGCAGTAACTGGTTTTCAGGATACTGCATCAGCATCACTACACACAGAACTATGGGCAAATCCTGGAGCAACAGTAGATATTACTTTTGCACCACATGGAAATGCAACACCATCAGCAAATCAGCCACACTTTACAGCGACTGGTTATGCTGAGACTGTACCAAATCTTGGTGGAGCAGCAGGCGAATTTTTCGTCTACGATATCAACTTTATTCTAACTGGTAAGCCAGTAAGAGTAACAGCATAATTAAATAGGTCGCTATGGCAGGAGTAACTGTATCAGGAGTAGAAGAAACTAAAAGAGCATTAAGCAACTTTGCAAAAGATGTTGTTGATTCTCAAGGTCTTAATAAAGACTTAGGTTCTTTGATTACTAAACAGGCTTCTGCCTTAGCACCAATAAAATCTGGAGACCTTGCAAGGTCAATCAGATATGAAGCACAGAACGACAAAGTTGTAATCTATGCAGGCAATGAAAGAGTACCTTATGCTCCAATCATTGAGTATGGATGGCAGGCAGGCAACAGAGAAGGACAGCATTTCATGGGTCGTGCTATTGATGCCAATATGAAAACGGTAGTTAAAAAGTACGAAGATGAAATACAAGCAGGAATAAAGAAGTACAACTTAGACTAATAGGAGGCAGTAAATGAACGATTTTGATTTAATGAAAACCCTCAAGTGGAAAGAACTTGCAGAGGTTGAAGAATATTTAGACATCCCTATGGATGAATGGACTACTACAAAGTCCAAAGCCAAGTTAGCATTCGCTATGCAATATATGATGGCAAAGCGAACGAACCCATCCCTTACAATGGTACAAGCAGAAGAAATGTCAATTCAAGAGTTGACTGACTTAGCAGGAGTTGAATTTGCTGTCCCAAAAGAAGTGAATCCAGCCTAAGCACAATGGCTACATTCTGTGTAGAAACAGGATATACGCCAGAACAGTTTTGGGAACTAACGCTGGAAGAATACGGTGCAATTGTGACAGCACTTAACAGGAGGAATAAGAATGGCTAACCAAATCAAGATAGACATTGTTGCGGAGACCACTAAACTTACCTCTGGAATTAAAGATGCTAATGGTCAGATTGACACGATGTCAACTAAACTTAAAGGTATTGCAGGTGCTGCAGGAATTGCTGCTTCTGGATTCCTTGCAACACAAGGCTTAACTTTTCTTAAGCAAGGTATTGATGAGGCTAAAGAAGCCCAAGAAGTAATGAGGGCAGCAACCTCTACATTTGGAGAAGGCTCTGCTGCACTTGAAAAGATTAAATCTGATGCTGATAAGTTTGGTAAAGCACTTGCAGTTGATAATGATGAATTAATTGCTTTAGCAACACAGTTAGGTTCAAGATTGCCTACAGAAATACAAGCATCATCTGTTGAACTTGTTAAAATATTTAAAGATGTAGAAGCCTTTACTGGTGGTGCTGTAACTGCAGAAGGTGCAGGAAATAAACTTGCTAAAGCCTTTGCTGATGGTAAATTAAAAGCAGGAGAACTATCTAAGATATTTCCTGGACTTGAGCAAGCAACATATGACCAAGCAGAAGCCTTGTCTGCTGCTGGAAAGAATCAAGATGCACTTAATCTATTAGTTGATGCTGGTTCAAAGAAATATGATGATGCTGCAGCAAAGAATGCTACATCAACACAAAAGTTTGAAGTAGCCTTAGCAAACTTTAAAGAAGAACTTGGTTCAAAGGTTTTACCAATATTAGAAAAAGGAATTGACTTCCTAACAAGATTATTTGAAGCATTTGATGCACTGCCAGGACCAGTTCAAAATGTTGTAATTGCATTAGGTGCACTTCTTATTACTGGTGCATTAACTCTGACATTCTTAGCAAGCATGAAAGCATCAATGGTAACATTAGGAATAACAAGCACAGGAACTGCTGGAGGGATTACCCTTGCAACAGTAGCAACTAACTTATTAAACTTTGCATTAAAAGCCTTGCCAATCATTGCAATTATTGCATTAATTGTTTTGCTTGTTCAAAACTGGGATACAGTAACAAAAGTTGTTGGAGAAGTTTGGGAAGCAATCAAGAACTTTTCAAAAGATGCATGGGAAGCAATTAAGAAGTTTGGAAGCAGAGTAGGCGAATTTGTTAGTGATGTTATTGCTGACTTTAAAGCACTTCCTGGAGCAATGCTATCAGTTGGTAGAGATATCATTAGCGGAATCTGGAAAGGTATGCAGTCAATGGCAGGTTGGCTTAAGGATAGAGTATTTGATTTCTTTGGTAACTTAATTCCAGGATGGGCAAAAAAAGTTCTTGGTATTGGTTCTCCATCTAAGGTGTTTGCTCGTTACGGTAGATTTATTGTAGAAGGTCTTGCTGTTGGTATTGAAAGGTCTGCTGACCTTGCTAAGGCTGCAACAGAAGGTCTTGGTTTAACTACAATTGGTGCATTTGGAAATGCTGGTATCCCTCAACTTTCAACGGGACAAGGAAGACAACTTGCTCCAGTAACAGTAAACATTAACGCAGGATTAGGAACAGACCCTTATGAATTGGGTAGAGTAGTAAACAGTGCTCTTAAGAAATATAGTTCAATTAGTGCGAGGGTTGAATGAGACCAACAGAGTATCTTGAAGTTTATATTCAAGTACCAGTTGCTGGTCAATCAGGTGCTTTGTCTTGGGTAAACTTTACTGAAGGATTAGTTAACACAAACATTATTCGTGGTTTTGATGATTATCAAGGACCTTGGATTCAGCCTGACACAGGACAATTAGTTTTAACAAGCAGAAATAATCAATTAGACCCAGAGTTTAATAGTCAAATCAGAAACAAAAGAAGAATTAAATTAGTTAGAAATCATAGCAATACTCAGGAAACAATCTTTATAGGAAGAATTGGAGCAATTGATGTTAGGTATCAACCAAGAGATGCTGCACCAATTATTACACTTACTGCATTTGATATCATTGCTGATTTAAATAAGACTGTAGTTACACAAGCACAAAGCGAAGCATTTTATGCTTACCCACCATTGAATGTGAATGCTCAAAGAGTTCCTTCTTGTGCTTACTTACTTCAATACATGAATGCAAATCAAGTTGTTGACGCATTAGAACTTGGTACAGTTAATGTTGAATATAATCTTAATGTGATAGGAAATAATCCACAAAACTTTATATATTATTATAATAAGATTGCGTATGGCAAAACATATTATGATGCTTTATCAGAACATGCAAGAGGAAATAACGGCTTCTGGTTTGCTGCAAGAGATGGTAAATTAAATTACAGATGGAGAAAAAAGCCAACATCTATTACTCCAAAGATTTATTTTGACTCTCGTGAGAATATTGCTGGTGCAACTCCATATCTTGATTTAACACTTGTTGATGGATACGACAGAGTTTTTAATAACTTAACAATACAGTCATATGATTTAGTTCCAGCATTTCCACCAATTCCACCTCCTGCATCAGAAAACTTTTACGAGAAAATTCAAACTTCAATTGATATTTGGGGTGACCAACCTTTAACGGTAACTGCTGTAGGAAGTGCAATGAACTCATATCAAGACCTTGAAAGTGAGCAGGGATGGCTTTATGAATCTGGTTTCCCACACAGAGAGATATCTCAAGTTACTTGGAGAGGTGACAAAAACTCAACACTTGCCACAACAACAGATATTGGTGATTTTGTTGATATTTATTATGAGTATGGAACTTATGTAATTGACAGACAATATCAAATAGTTGGAGTAAGACATGAAATAAGTGCTAATGATTGGACCGTTACTTATCAATTAAGAAATTGGGACTTCAAAGTAGCAGCAGCAACAGTACCAATTATTACTTCAGATATAACAAGTACTGATAATGCTACACCAGTTCAATTTACTCTTAATAACTATGGAGAGTTCTTTGCTCAAACATGGACTTTTGGTGATGGCACAACCAGCACGGCACAGAATCCAACAAAGACATTTGCAACTGCAGGAACATATAGTGTTACATGTAGCGGAACAAATGATTTTGGTCAAGTAGGAACATCTACTCCAATAGTTATTACAGTAAGCCTTTCAGCACCAGTAGTATCAACTACACCTTTAAGAGCACTTGAATTAAATTCAAATGTTACTCATGGAAATGTAAATGGTCAATATTATGTATGGGCTGATACTACTCAGTTTGAAACAAAAAATGATTGGGGTTTCCACTTTGCTACTAATCCAGAAAGAAGAACAACCACTAATCATGTCTATCCAGTTGGGCCTTTCCAAATTACTCAAAGAAGCACAGACACAGTTTTGCCAGGAAATAAAGTTACAAGAAGTTTAAGACTTGAAGCAAGCAATACTACTGCAACAACAGTAAGAGAAGATGCCTTAGACTTAGACCTTGCTACATTTAATACTCAAACTCGTTCTGCAAGATATATTTTAGTAAGAAGATACTCTTCACAAAACACATATGTTTATCAATCAAACAGTGTTTTAAATGATACAAGTACTCTTGTAAGAATTAAAAATGTAAGAGTTCTTGATGCAAATCAAACAAACATTGCTTTAAACAAGCCTGTAGTTGCTGTTGGAAACAATAATGGATTTGCTCAATCAAGCACACTAAATGCTGGAGAGTTTACAACTTGGAATATTGCTACACAACCTTATTTAATTACTGATGGTAACGATTCATCATTTGCAAGATTTACTACTAATCTTGGTCCTTATACAACAAATGCTCCAAAAGGTGCTGGATGGTTATGTCAACCAGACCATTACTTTATTATTGATTTAGGTTCAGTTATGTCATTTAAACAAATCAATGTTGAATTTTCAAATGAAGAAGGCTTTCCAATAAAGGAACAAACGCCAACTGGTATTGCTGGTTCAAGAGGAAATGTTGGATACCAAGTTTTCTACAGTAATACTCTTCCTGCAGTTAATGGCTCTGATGCAACTTATCATGCTGAATACAAGGCCTATCCATTTGTATTCCGCAATGAAACATTCTTAAATCACTACTTCCCAGTAGATACATGTGTAGCAAGTAAATTACCAATCAACTAAATTTCTGGACTGCCTCCAGGAAAAGCAAAACCCTCTCACGATGTCTGATAACTAACGAGAGGGTTTTGTTAATACCAATTTTTTAATTCTTGATGTGCCAAGGCTTTGCAAACGCTGCCTGAATATCTTGCTTTGATGTATTTGTCAAATCTCGCAACCTGAGATTTCATACTCATCTTGCCTTTGATATTCATAATTTGGAATAACCCATATGCGCCAGATGTAGAGTTTCTGGAATGAAGATTAAAGTTTGATTCTTTTTTGACCAAACTCATTGTGCATTGAATTTCTTTTTCCGTATAACCTGAACTTGAAAGCATTAAGGTTAACGAAATAATTACTTCAATCACTCTTCTGTGACTGGTTGCACCTCTGGTGGTAGTTCCACAATAACCTCAACAGGCTCTTTCTTACTTACTTTAGCCTTTGGCTTGTGCTTATCATAATCCCAATCCTTTGCAGGAATGAGTTGTCCATCATAGTATACTTTTTTCATTTCCGTCTCCTTTGGATGAGAAGGTCATAGATAGCATCTACTCTTTCCTCAACTCTGGTTAGTCGTTCTGAATTGACTTCTACCTTATCCTTGATACTTGACCCACCGTTTGGCTTGAGTTCGCTAAGGAACTTAGTAATCATCCATTTAGTGAAGCCAAAGAAGGCTCCAAGAAGGCTTACTATGCCAGCGAAAACGGCAGCAATAATTTCAGGATTAGTCAACATACATCAAGTATACAATTGAGGTAGATTCACTTTGGAGGAACTATGAAAACGCTGAATTCAAGACCTGATAGCATGGACTGGCAAGTATATCGCAATGATACCAGTGTGCTTACCTTAGTGCTTGTTGATAATAACGATGTAGCACTTGATTTAACTGACTGGACATTTACAGGGCAGGTAAGACAGTTCCCTACAAACACAACAATATTAGATTCAATGAGCATTGTAAAGAATGAGAATATTCTTACAATTGGCTTAGATACACAACAATTAGATGTAATGAACTTCTTTGATATTGAAGGAGTAAATGAAACAACTGAAAAGGTGTCAACTATCTTATCAGGAACAATTTATGTTGAAGAGGATGTAACACGATGACATTAGAAATATTAACTCCAAGCGAAATTAGAATTTACGCTGCAGGTTTAGAGATTGCTACTGGCCCACAAGGACCAAAAGGCGATACAGGAAATACTGGAGCCACTGGTGCGACTGGCGCACAGGGCATCCAAGGCATACAAGGCATACAAGGAATCCAAGGAGCAAAAGGCGATACTGGAGACACTGGAACAACTGGAGCAACTGGAGCAAAAGGTGATACTGGAAATACTGGCTTACAAGGTGTTAAAGGCGATACAGGAAATACTGGTAACACTGGAGCACAAGGAATACAAGGAATTCAGGGATTAAAAGGCGATACTGGCGACCAAGGAATTCAGGGCATCCAAGGAATTCAGGGCGAACAAGGAATTCAAGGTGATACTGGTAATACTGGTAATACAGGAACTGCTGGTGCTGATGGAGATAGATATCACACAACATCTACAACTTCATTTACATTAGGTACCTCTGGTTCACAAACAATTACACTTGCTGATATTAATGTTGATTATTCAGTTGGACAAACAGTTATTGTTGCTTATGATATTGATAATCATCAACATGGAACAGTTTCTAATTACAACCCTGCAACAGGTGCATTAACATTTGTTAAAGATAATAAAACAGGTTCAGGAACATATGCATCATGGACAGTAAATCTTAATGGTGCTGTTGGTATTCAAGGAATACAAGGAATTCAAGGAATTCAAGGTATTAAAGGTGATACTGGAGACCAAGGAATACAAGGAATCCAAGGGATTCAAGGAATCCAAGGAGAAACTGGATTAACTGGTAATACTGGAAGTCAAGGAATTCAGGGAATCCAAGGTGTCAAAGGAGATACTGGAGATACTGGAAATACTGGTGCCCAAGGAATTCAAGGTGCAACTGGTGCAACTGGTGCAACTGGTGACCAGAATGTTTATGTACAATCATCTGCCCCAACATCTCCATCAACTGGCTGGATTTGGATTGTAATTTAGTATGACAAGCAGACTTCATAGAAAGATAAATTCCTATGCAATAGGAACAGGCATTGAATTTGGTCAAGCATATTCATTGCCACCTACTATGACTGGCTCTTATCAACCTTCATCAGGTTGGACTATGTCTTCAACACCAACACCTACTTTTGAATCTGCAGTAAATCCAGCAGGTGGAGCAGGTAGTTGGAAGTTCTCATCAGGTCCAACATCAGGTTCAATGAGATTAAGAACTACTGATTCAACCTTCATGACAACAATTTATGACAGAGACTTTTCAGTAGGATTTTGGGTAAAGTTAAATTCATTGCCAACTAACTCAACTCTTGGTGCACCAATACATTCAATGCCACCATTTAACAGTAATGGTTTTGTATTTGGTGTTCGTGGTCCTGATGGTAGTGGAAAGTCATATTTTTATATTGATTCTAATGGAACAAATACATCAATAACAGCAGTTGAAGCAAACACAACTGATTGGTTTTATTTAGCATTTAGACATACTGGAAATCCAACAATTACAAATCAAGGCGAATGGCTTGCTTATATTAATGGACAATTAGTTTCAACTGTAATTAACTACACACCAACAAATCCTGCGACATCTGCTAACTGGGGTTCTGTATCTCAAGGATATGAATTCTCAATGAATATTTCTAACTATTACATGACATCAAAAGATGTTATTGGTGCTGCAGAGATTGAAGAAATCTGGAGAGTTGGTTCATCCAGTAGAGCAATTAAATATTATGATGGTGCTGCATGGCAAGACTCTTATGACCAGAAGGTCTGGAATGGTTCTGCTTGGGTTCAATGGTCATCTATCCCTGCTAAGTATTGGGATGGGGCTGCTTGGGTGACCATTTAAAGCCTTCTAAGGCTGTTTTAAGCCACTTTTAGCCTATTTAGGTGTCTGGATATGGGCAAAGGCCTTAAAAGGTCTGTAAATGCCTTAAAAGGTCTGTAAATCATAAATACACTATATGCAGGGTTGTGATACAATTAGATAGTAGCAATTCCGACAATTGCTCACCAAGGGCCTTACAGGTTTTGAATCTCTCTTTCCTGTAGGGCCCTAACCCTTTTCTTGCAAAGTTTCTAAAACTCTGTTATACTTAAGATGTTGAACAGTTTCGGAGATAGCATCAAGGGTTAAACTTCAACCGAAGGAAATAATATTCCTGAGTATCTTTACTTTCTATTTAAATAAAATAGCGGGTAAAGGGTTCTACTCAGGAAATGGATTCTACTACTTATTACTTCTTTTGATATTAACCTTCTATTCAATCCCGTCAGGGATTCCCGTAGGGAGAAAGAGAGAGAGCAATGAGTTATTCAAAGCACGAAGGTATTAATCGTTCTATTAAAACTTTAGATGGATTACAACACCAAGACTTCAATTGGAAGCAAATCACTAATAAATACAGAAGTACATGTTGTGTTTGCAACAGAGCCATCTCACATGGTGAGACAATCTTATGGCATAAAGAACATTCACTTGTAATGCATTTACCTGAGACCTGTGAATTTCTGGGGACAAGGAAGAAGATGCCAAAAAGAAGTAAGATACAAGACAATGGACAGTTCCCTGTTGAGGTGAGATATGTTAAATAAAGACCACAGATGGGATATTGATTTATCAGTAGGAAACTGGGCAGAGAATCTATTAGTCAAAGTATTACAAGATGCTGGTGGACACATAGAAGTCAAGTTTGACCTACAATGGAAAAGAACTGGCAATATCTTTGTTGAGTATGAATGTTTCTATGTAAACGAGGGTAAGGTTAAGCCATCAGCATTAAGCACATCTGAGTCAGAATACTATGCATTTGTCTTAGATTGGCCAAACAGAGCACCTCTGATTAAGTTGATACCTACAGATTTGCTCAAGAAAGTAGTTGAAAAGAAAGGCACCTTCATGCCTGCAAATCAAGATGGGCCTAATCCAACATCAGGCTATCTGATTAAGTTGGAAGACATAGAAGATTTCATGAGAGGACGATAATGGCTAAAAGAGGCAGACCAAAAACGGTAGTAGATGATATCCATGTCAAAAGGTACTACTATCCAAGCAAGGTACAAGATGATGCTGCAATTTTCAAGGTAATGCAAGAAAGACTCCTAAAGGCCTACAATGAACTACACCTATTAGCATTTGATGTAGAACTGACATGGTCACAAACTAATCTACTAAAGAAAGAGATTTCTGGTATACTTAGTCAGTAATGACATCTCATCCTAAATATGGCTTCTCTAACTCACCCTTCTACTACTTGGGAAAGTACAAAACTACCCAAAGACCAAGGGTATGTCAGAGATGTACTCAATCAGCCTATTACTATCATGATGATTGGGGATGGTGTTGTGCAAGTCACCTATTAGATTTAGTCAATATAGGTGGTTTAGCCTTTAATTGGGATGACTACAAGGAGGTTTGGGATAGATGCGAGAGATTACTCCAGAGGGCTCCACAATCGTCTTCTACTGCAAAGAACATGGTGTCACCATATGGGAACAATGCTGTGGAGAACGATATGTCATGGGATGGTACCAATCTGATGCACCTGATGGAGGATTACGATGATTAGTAAGTATGAGGATTTTGCTGAGATGATGATATCCTTCATGTGTAAGGATTGTGGCTTAGACACAT